CAGTGGAGATTGCAGGATGAACGGCGTTAAGTTCTCAGAAGAGGGTAAGCCGGTTAGTGATGAAAAGAACGTCATATATACTAGCGATAAAGACCAGCTGAAGGTGAATATGGTAGCAAGTCCACCACACCTATACTTGCTCAATCCTCTAAAGAAGATGAGTAACTTGGTTGCAAGTTCAGGCACCCCGTTAGTGAGTGAGGACCTATTTAAGTTTAAGCATAACCTCCCTTTCGCTCCTGCGGTATGGGCTTATTTCTACGCCTTTGATGCACCAACGCTAAACTCTCAGTTCATCGGCACATACGCTACCGACTTTTATCGTCTTGGTTCTACGCTACTATACGCATATGCGGATGAAACATATGTCTATATAAAACACGACTTTTACTATACATATCCACCGGCTCCAGCGCCACCTGTTGATCCGTTAACAGAAGTGGGTGCCGATGAATACAAAATTCGTGCTAAGGTACTTGTTCTCAATTCTCGATATGTGGGGCAGATACGAAGAACAAACCCCTAATTAGTAGACCCTTGCTATAACCCCTATAATCACGCATACTATCTAAAGAATAATAATACCTCGGAAAATATAAATGGCATTCCTCGACGATCTATATAATAATACTATCGGTAAGCTTACTGGTACCGCCAAAGCTCCAGCATCGGGGCTTGGTCAGGTAAAGACACCGACTATGCCAACCGGCTACAAGCCTTTGGTTAATAACCTTCCTACTATTGCTACAGCCCCATCGAACTCGGTGGAGCTTCAGTTGCTTCAGGCCCAACTTGCTGCTATGCAAGCAGAAAATGCTGCACGGCCTAAACTTCCCACACTCAATACTGCTGATATGCGAGCTAAGGCCACGGCTAAGGCCACTGGTGCAGTTAACCCTGTCTACCAAGATAAACTAAACAACCAACTTGAACGATATGCATTGCAACGTAGTCAGCAAACAGCCGACGTCACTGCCGGTAAAACTGCTGCAGATGTTGACCTCACTAACTTACGTGCCGATATAAACACTGACCGTACTCGTACAACCGAGGATGTTCAAAGTGCTATCGATAAAAGTATGTACAATGAAGGCGAGTTCCAGTCTAGCGAAGGTGAGCAGTTTGATATTGCTAACCGTGAAGCTCGTGGTGCAGTTGCTGATGCAGGGCTTACTGAATCGGGACTTGGTGCTCAGCAAGTAGAGAAGCTACAATCTGATCGTAATAAGGCGAGTACTGCTCAACTCAAGGACTTCACAGATGAACGTCAAACTCAAGAACTATTTAAGACTCGTACATTCGAGGACCTTGGTACTAAAGAAGTTCGTAACATCGCCCTTACTGACGTAAGTAAGGCTAACCTTGATCGTCAGCTAAATGACTTCATCGCTATGCAAGCACAAGACGAACGTGACTTCCGCCTCGACAACGAAGCAGAACGCCAAGCAGCATTGTTTAACGCAACTAATAACATCTACGATACTGATATTCAGACCTGGCTTGCTGGCCTAAAGGGTCAGGGACTCAGAGATCAAGATATTGCTCTAGCAGCACAGGTATACGGATAGAATTATGAACCCAGCAGACCCATTCACACAAGCAATCATACAGGCAGCAACTACCCGGAGTAATCTGGGTGCTTCTCCTGCCCAAACCGCAGAGAACGCAGGACAAATCGCAAACCTACAGAATCTAGGTAATCTTAAGTTTATCGCCGCAGCTGCACAAACTGCAGGTAAACCATTTGCAGCTAACTCACAACTAAAAGCTGACGACGCGGAAGCTGCTCGTAAAGCCGCAGCAGCAGCCCAAGAAGCAATGCTGCGCCAAGATGCAGCTCGTCAAGAACGTGTTGCCGCTACTAAAGACCCAGCTAACTACCAAGCTGTACTTAACGAAGCTGGTGGTAAAACATTCCTTAATGGTGAAGGCAAGCCTATTTCGGTTAATGAATACGCTCGTGCTAAGAACGTCACTATTGCAGATGCACTTAAAGACTCACAAGATCCAGCTGATATTGACTTTGTTAATGACTACAAAGATACTATGGCGCTTGGTCAGATTATGAGTACTGGTGACAAAGATGGACTAGAGAAGTTCTACAAAGAACGTCCAGGACTTAAAGAATTCGTTAAAGATAACGGAATCAAAACTTGGGACCAATACGTCAATACCTTCCGAAGCGCCTACAAAGACCGCTTCTCACAAGCACAAACCGATGCAACCGCACGACGTCCGGTGAGTAACCTTAGTATAGGAGGCTAACATGGCCTTTTACAACCGTGCTGATATTAAACAACAAACTGAAGGCGAGAAGTCTAAACGCTTCAATCGCTCTTTTTGGGGTATCGCAAAACAAGCCGCTGAACTACAGCCAAAGATAGCCGGAGACGTAGCCAAGACATTATATGAAGGTGCTACTTCTGCAGTTGACCGTGTCGGTAAAGGTTACGGAGAGGTTATTAACGAAGCTACTGGCGGTGCTCAGAAGTCACGCAACGAACAATCGGCTGCTCAAAAAGAAGATACCGAAACTATACGTCAACTTGGCGAAAAGCTAAAGAAGGCGACTACAGACGAAGACAAAAATCGCTATAGTAAAGCCATCCAAGCTATTACCGGTATTGGCGACGAACAAGATGCTGCATTCCAAGAGCGACAGGCCCAGGTGGCAGAAGCTACTGATCCAGTAAAGGCTGCTGCTGCGGTTGGCTCTATTGGGCTCGATGTTCTTACGGCTGGTGCTGGTGGCGCTGTTATTAAGGGTGCTAGAGCTGCAGAACGTGCTTCTGAAGCTGCTCGTGTTCCCGGTGCCGCTGAACGTGCTGTCAATACTATTGTTAACCCACAAGGTGGTGCTCAGGCCGCTAAGTCAGGTGCCGTTCTTGGTGCTGGATATGGTGGACTTGGTGCCGTTCAAGAAGAAGGTGCCAATGTAACTCCACTTGATATTGCAGGAAATGCTACTGTCGGTGCCGTTGCAGGTGCTGGTATTGGTGGACTACTTGGATCACTATCTGGTGCTCTTGCTAAAAGCCGTGGACGAGATGTTACTCCAATGGATGACATTAAAGTTGCAGAGCTTCCATTCTTCCAGGCTAGCCAACGACTTACACCTGAACAGCAAACTCGACTTAAGCAAGTTCTTGATAACGATCCAGCAATGGCAACTCGTGCATTATCTATGACGGATGATGAGGCGGTTAAGCTAACCGATGCTATTATTAAGGGTCCTGAAGTTACTACTCCAAAACAACCTGCGTCAGTTTCAGAAAACATCGTTCCAACCCAGGAGGTGAGTGCTAACCCATTCCAAGCTCCAGAACGCCCAATTGTTGATTCTAACACCATAACTCCTGGCCAGAATCCAATTAACGACCTTGAAGCTGCTGCAGTTTCTGATAACCCAGCGGAATACCTACGTTCACGAGATGCTGCACAAATAGTAACACCAGAAGCTCCGGTTATTTCTGCTGATGTGCCGGCTTCATTTGCTCCTGTTGATGCACCTACGCAGGCTAAGGTTGAAGCGCTTAAAGCTGAATCTGATCAAACTCCTCTACAAGAGGGGCTTACTCGTCTATATCAGACAAACGACAATACTGATCAAGCTTCTACTAACTACTTCCAAGATCCAGACAGACTATCTAACTGGATTAATGGTCGTGATGACAATGCAGAACTTAGCTTTGTTGACGTTCCAAGCGAAACTGTTGTACCACTAGAGCGTAAGCCTGGTGTATTCAAGGTTGCTGAGCCCACCCCTCAGAACAGGGCATCTGACATTATTTCTGGTACGAAGCAAGATGCCACAGTGGTGCCCGAAGAATTAAATGATATTGTAGCTATACATCGTAAGCGATTTGATGATGATAGAGTTATGTATACCGAAAAAGAAAAAGACGGTACGCTTGGTGATTACCGGTATGCTGATGACATGATTCGTTTGGCGAAGGGTGATGCTCAATTAGATACATATAATCACGAATCAATCCATAAAGCTATTGGGCAATTCCTGTCAGATGATGAAATTAAGGGCCTGTACAGTGATGCTGTTAAATCAGCTGGTGGTAAAGCTAGCTTGGTTTCTAAATATGCAAAACAGGGTTATCGTCCTAACTGGCGCGTAGCCGCAGAAGAAGAAATTGCCAACAGGTTTATCGACTTCTTGAAAGATGGTAAAACAAGAGGTAGTCTTAGTTTAGCTGACAAGGCTGCTCATTATGCTAATGTATCTGGACTTCCGAGTGGATTTGTTGACATACTTTACAAACTTGCTGACAAGATAGACAACTTCTTTGGTAAGCCAGACGCACTGAAAAGACTAAACGAATTTTATGGCAAGGTAGAGGGCGGTGGATTCAACGGAGCGGATCGAAGAACTTCGGAGTATGACAAGCGGAGTATCGTCGGGAAAGTAGCCGATAGTGTAGAAGATTTTGCGCTAGATATTAATGCAGATGGATCTGTTCGGGGTTCATCAAATACCAGTGCAACACCCAAAGAACCAGCTCGACAACCAGCAATGGCCGCTGAAGTTACCCCTACTGCGGATATTGGTGAGATTAGTATGAAACTTACTCCAGAAGAACGTGCTGCCGAAGCACTTGGACAGGTTAAATCTAGTAAACCAAAGACTGCCAAAGAAGGTGAACTTGCTGTTATTGGTAATGTGAATAAAGAACTAGCCGACGAAATCGGCCTTAATACTAATGATCTTGATCCAGAAGTGGCCAAAGCGGTTACATATCTTACTCAAGGTAAAGTCGGATCGGATGCATCAGAGAAAACCACTAAATCTATTGGTCGCTACCTAAGCGACTCTATTGGTTATGCTACGCGTACACTTGGTGAAGCAGGTGCTCGAACGGCTGAATCGTTAATCCGGGGCAGTAAAGTTAAGTTAGACATCAAGACTGAACTCCGCCCTACAATGATCAATGTTCAAAAGCTTTCCAAGAACATCTCAGGCAAAACAGAGACTGCTCGTATCCAAACCGGCGCGAACATCGTTAAGGCACTTGAAGATCGTGCTAACGTAGAGAAATATATCAGCGACCCACAGACTCGCGAATTATACGACAACATCGTTTCAGTATTTGACAACATAAAACAACGCATGATCGATGCTGGTATGCCGGTGCGAGAAGACTACTCACCATGGACAATGCTTAAAGATTACTCAGAAGCACCTAGCTACCTCGCTAACGGGCTTACGGATAAGAAGACTCGTGTTGTCTCTGGTAACGCAATGGAACGTACACTTGATGAAAAACCAGAACTTACCAACAACAATATCTTAGAGGTCCTGCCTCGCTACGTAGACGGAATGGTTAATCATATTGCCTTTACCCCCGTACTTGACGACTTTGCTGATGCACTCGAAACAGTACCAGCTTATGTTCGTGCTAATACAGGTCAGTTTAATGACGGTATTAAGTACCTCAACACCATGCTAGCTAACGGTATCTCTCAAGGATCATCAAGCACAGCCGATAAGTGGATTAAGGGGCTGCAGAATAACATCTATAGCGCCTTCCTTTGGAATAACCCAAAGAATGCCGCGTTTGCACTTACCCAGAAGCTCCTCGCTGCAGCTGATATTACTCCAGAAGGTCGTTCAGTAGCTAAGCTATTTGATGAAGACGATCTTAAGATTGTAGACAAGAACATCTGGTTCGGTGAACAAACAGTATCTGGTGACATTGCTGGTGGCGCAGATCCTGCGACTCGTGCCGGTGAGATGCTGCGAAGTAGTGGTGCCGGTGAACTTGCCCGTAAGTACGACATCAACCGCTTCTCAGAACAGAAATCAGTTCAAGCTCCATTCCGACAGGCATTTGCACAGGGTATCTCTCAAAGTAAAGCTTATACCGAGGCTATTGCTGCAGGTAAAACTCCCAAAGAAGCCGTCAAGACTGCACTTAAAGACCCAGAAGCTGTTGCATTCGCTGAACGTACTGGCAATATCCAGGTTAATAACACTGCCTTTGGTGCTAACTCCCTAGCTCGTCCTGAGTTCCTTCGTGATAGCTCGGCATTTAAACGTGCAATCACAATGTTTATGCGATTCCCACTAGGAGTAAGCAACTACATTCGTGATACTGCCCAGATTAAAGATGCTCGTGCATTAGACGTTATTCAACGTGGTGATCCTCGTGCTACTAGCATTGCTAATATGCGTGGTGAATACAAAGCATACCTCAAGGGATTAAAAGATGTCGGTGCTGCAGTTAAAGATGGTAAGGGTGGTCCAGATGCACCTACTACTGAAGTCATTAATGCACACATTAAACTCGTCGAAGATAACGTCAAAACGATTGATAAGACTATTAAAGGTCTATCTAGTCTTCGCGGTCCTAAGCGTGTTGCTGCATTATCTGCTATGTGGGCTGCTACTGCTGCTATCCAGTTCGCTTGGGATGGTATGGCATCTACTACAAGTACGGCACTTGGTAATGAAAAAGAAGCGCCTACCATTGGTGATTCAGTTGCATCGACAGACCCTACTGGATTCAGCCTCGTTAACCCATGGAACCAGAACTCCAAGGTTCGTGGTGGATTAAACTCACCACTTAACCCTATTAACAAATATGGTGGTGTTAATACCCGTACAGTGCTTAACGCGATCCCAGTAGTTGGTTCAGTAAACACGCTTAGTCGTACTCTTACTGGTGGAAACGGTATCTCTGACTTCATTGATGAAAAATTGAAGGGCGAATAGACAGTTGCGATAAGCCCGAAAAGCTGTCAATATAAAAGTAATATAAATTATGACTACTAAATCTATGATTAAACACAAAATACTCTCCGCTAGGCCCGGACTCAGAAGGGTCAATCCTCCTGCGTTCTGGTTTTCTGCAGGCTTTGCAGTTCTCAACGTCATCCTAGGGATTGGTGTATTTCTGTGGGAACCCACCCTTTTTCCCGTTATAGCTCCTAACGAGCTAGTCCTCCATGTTTGGTCTGGTTTCTTTGTATTACTAGGTTTAGGTATGATGTTTAGCATCGCCACTCGAAGGTGGGATCAGATCCGTTATCTTATGATGGCTGGAATGTTCTCTAAAGTACTGTGGACTATCGCATCATTATACCGAGTCAACGAGGGCGGAACGCTCATAATGGCTGTCTTCTGGTCTGCATTAGGCTACTTCCAGGCACTAGCGATTATATTCTTCTTCCCACCGAGGGGAGGGCTACACAAGAAAGATGTTTGATCCAATACTTGGACCGATAGTTATCAGCGCCCTGATAGCTGGAATCGCGACCGTATCTGCAGCTAGAATACAAAAAGGGCGAATTGGCAAGACAAAAGACGAAAAGGCATTCTCTGCTTACGAACGACTTATTAAGTTATCAAGCGAAGAGAACGATGGCCTTAGGGAAGAGAACGTAAGACTACGAGAAGTCGCGAGTGAAAGGGAAGAGATCATTGTGAAATTGCGTGAACAGATCGAAAAGATGCAAGTTGCTATGGATGAAAAGAATGCTCTAGTCGAAGCCTTGCATATAAGAAATGAACAGTTAAGAAATGAACGTAAAGAAACGGAAACAAAGATAACGGAGATATAATATGGCACTATATAACTGGCCAGTAAAGAGTTTTACCATCTCACAGAACTTTGGTGGTAACGCGTCATACTACGCACAGTATGGACAAAAAGGACATAATGGCATGGACTTAGCGGTACCAAATGGTACACCAGTCTATGCATCACGAGCCGGAGTGGTTAACTTCGAGGGCTGGGGACAAAATAACTCATGGATGGGTGCAGTAGCCGGCATTGCAGCCATCATCGATCACGGAGATGTCTACACAGGATACGCCCACATGACAAGTACCGTAATTAGCCGAGGACAATCAGTTGCTCAAGGTCAACTTATCGGCTACAGTGGATCGACGGGTGGTGTTACCGGACCACACCTACACTTTGAGTTTATCGGTAAACCAATTAATTTCAATAATGGATTTGCGGGACGAGTTAATCCAGCACCATATAACGTAGGAGTAGAGACTCCTCAGCAAGGAAGCGACGACGACATGATTTCACGAGACGTACTAGGAGCATTATACGATGACCTATTAGGAAGAGCACCAGACCAAGGTGCTATTGATCACTATGTAGGAAAGTACTCAACTAACTTTGTAGTTGCCGACTTACGTGCTAGTGGTGAATATGCACAGCGTAGGGCTAGCTTACAAGCACAAAGCGCCAATGCAGCTAACCTACAAGCAGAACTAGACAATACGCGTAATGAGCTTAACGCAGCTCGTGTCGATAGGGATGCGGCTAAGGGTCAACTACAGATTCTCATTGATGGCAACGTATCAGATGATGCTACAATTGCAACTTTGAAAGAAGAAATCCTGGAGAAGGATGCTCGCATTGTACACCTAGAAGGCGAAATTGAAAACATGACCCCTGATAATCCTGGCACGACAGCGCCTGACGAATCCGATGCAGGTACCAATAAACCAGACACTGGAAGCTTGTACGAAAAGCTGGTAAAATTAGTAACAGATATAATCAACAAGTTAAAGGAAAAGAAATAATGTCAACACAACTAACAGATCAGCCTACTGCTGCGCCTACCAATAAAGTAGCTGCTGCTGGTATCGCTGGTGCTATTTCAGTATTCGCAATCTACCTAGTGGGTGCAATCTTTAATATCGAAGTGCCGGCCGAGGTTGCTTCTGCATTTACTACAATTGTAGCATTCGTAGCCGCTTACTTTAAACGAAACGAGGTTTAATAATGGTACAATCAGCAGCTGTAGTTCTCTATATCGCAGTAGCGATTCTGTTCCTATCAATTGTCGTGGCATTGCCATTGATCCTCTTGCAGGTAACAGCGGTCGTGGGATTCATTGCAGCAGTCATCTTGGCTATCGCAACAGCAATCTCTATTCCACGCCGATAACACAAACAAATAAATACGAATTAAAAGACACCAATTACGGTGTCTTTTTTATTCCCCTTTGTTCTAAGAGATAATATTGTATCGGGGCTTTCCAATATCTTAGTCTCCTAATTATATGCCTTTTCAGTATATACTGTGATGTTTTACTTGTCAAGAGCTTGTATCATTTATCTCGACTTCGCCGATAACCAATGTAATTGGACCATTTATCTCCGTGAAGTCTTGCGAGAATTTAAGACCATACTCTTTTTCCATTATTTCCTTTACCCTATCCTTGTCCTCGTCTGTCATCATAGGGTAAACAGTATTGGTTCCGCTCATTATAATCCAATCACCATTGCTAATCTTAATCTATCGAATCCTAGTACTATTTCTACATCTTCTGGTTTACGAGTCACCATTGTCACAGGTACGGTGGTGATATCGAGTGTTTGATGCATAAACATACGGGCTTGTTCATCTTCATCGAGGTTGACGTATTCGTAGTCAACGCCTTCTCGGTCCAACCACTGGCGCTCTGTTTTGCAAAACGCACAGTTAGTTGTTCCGTATACCGTTACCTTCACTACTGACATCCGATACACTGGAAGGCGTCTGATGGATCAACTGGCACATAAGGAATACCAAGGTTCTCTGCTTCGTCACGAGCCTCTGCTACACGATCGGCCATAGCTTGATCAATAAGTTCTAGCTTTTGCTCTAAAGTTAATTCATCATTCAAGAGTTCCTTCGCCAGATTTTTCTTTTCTGGCGATTCTGTTGATGCTGCAAATTGTTCAATCATGTAGTTTTCCTTTAGTTTAGACCTTATATATTAACGTATACTGACTTCTTTTGTCCATCATCTTTATCCTTGATACGTAGACGCATTGAGTGACCACAGGTTGTACAAGTGAAGATTCTAACGACGGCACTGTTGGTTGCTGTCGTGCCCCTTGACTGGATACCGGTGGTAGCACCACAAGTCGTACAGCTGTTTGGTCGTTGTGACATAATAGCCATGTTCGGGTGGTTCTTAACGTAAGGGCGTAGCTTCATGTAGATAGCTTCTAGTAGAACGATGTCCTGAATATTGTACTTCTTCATTGCTCGTCGTGTCTTCATACTAGGGTTATCTGACATGAAGTCCGCTTCAAGATCGGCATAAGTAATCTTCTCTTTGCTACCAAGTCCAAGATATTCAGCTAGGTTGTTCAAGCTGTTAGATTGGAACTTAAAGTAACTTCTTGCAATCTGTAAGGTGTCGATGCTGCGATAAGGTGATGGTGGGGTGAGTCCTTCTTTGATAAAGAATCGGTTAGCCATCTTGTTGTCAAATCGGTTAGCGTTATGCGCTACTACAATATCAGATTCGTCGTACTTTTCCCACAGAGACTGAACAAACTCTTTATACGTATCGAACTGGTGACGATCAGCGTAGTGGATTTTCTTCTGACCTTGCCATTTATATGCGTAACTCATTAACTCTTGGTGTCGAACTGTCTTGACGACCTTAAATTCCCAAGTATTGCCGTATCCTTCAACGACGTCCCTTGATACTTCAAGGTCAACGAATAACATTTTAACTTCTCGTTCCATATTTTCCATTCTTAATTAATTCTTAAATTCACAATGTTGATAATAAGGTGGGGTATATCGATCTACCTTCAGACGTCAGGACTCGAACCTGATCTTCACCACTATGCGTGCATCCCAGTACACTACATCTGTTTTATTATCAACATTTTAAATTCAAGGTGATAGTGCGCCAAGGAGGACAGACGCACTATCGAATAGGGGGTTTGGGTATAAGGTAGTGGCTGGTGTTTGTTCTCATCATTTAACTATACAAAACCCAGTGAAAAGGCGTATAGCACCACTGTACTAATGTCGTCCTAATATTTTATAGGCGTACATTATCCTCGTTCCCTGCTCACATTGGCCACATCGTTCAAACTTATTCTGAAAGGCGATTGTAGCCTGATCTACTGTCGTACTTGCTTGTATAGCAGCCTTAGCTCTATACTCAGATCCATTTAACTCTTCCATCAGATAGTTCAACTGAACATTCAAGTCTAGGTGATTGCCTTTAGCGACTAAGTTGCTTCTACGAGCACCTATCCACTGGGCTATTCCTAATCCACCCGGTTCATCTGATGTATTAAAGTTATGCTCTTGTTGCAAGTTACCCATCACACCAGCTACCTGTTCCCTAGTAAATCCCTGAGCTATAAGGAAGTTCCATATAATAGTCTCATTGTCTAGTACAACGGGGGCTGGCGTTTCAATGACAGGTGCTGGAGCTGGTTCGGATACCATAGCTACTGGAGTTTCTGGTACTGGCTCAGCTTCTTTTTTAACTTCAACGGCAGTAGGCTTTTCAGCTACTGTAGATTCTTCCCGTTCTGTTGGTAGGGCTAAGCTGCAAAGCAACAAGGCCGCTACCGCTATAATAATCTTCATTTCTATTATCCATAGTAGCACAGATTGTACGGGAAGTCAATACTAAATTTCTAGTTCTCGGATAAGCTTTGCGATTGTATCGCTAATGCTAGATAGGCGATACCCCTGCGAGTTGATGGCTCCAGCTACATTAGAGTCACCCGATCGATACAACGGATCATCTCGTTCTGGGGTGGGTTCGCGGTTGCTTACTGGGGCTGTACGTTCTTTTAATGATTCTAATTGCAATTCTATGGATGAAATCATTTCATCGTTGTTGGCGATTGACGCAAAGATCGGTGCTTGCCCTTTGATACTACCGGCTTGATCTGCTCGATCTACTGGAATTGATTTATAATACTCTGCTTCAATTGATGGTTCACGGCTTAGTTGAGTTTGCGCCTGTGTAGCGCCAAATGGGTAGTTGCTCATCTTTTCTTCTTTCGTTTAAAATTTCAATTCTGTAAGGTGTTAATCTACGCCAGAATCGGTTTATCTGCTAATGCGTTGGTAGGAACTGGTAGTCCCCTAATCTCCAGCTGTTCATTAGGAGTAAGTTCTTTGGCCAGTCCTTCAAAGTTAGCCTGCGCTTTCATGAAGTTCTGTTGTGCTGCGAGTAGCTTGTCGTACAAAGCAATGTACTTAGGCTTACGAGGAACTCCGGTTTTCTTAGCAATGAAGTCCATGCTTTTGTGGCTCTTACGAGTACGGTATAGCTTCTGCGGCAGTGGTGCTGATACTACCTGACTCATTGCTTGCATCTGACGTCGTGCAATAATCATTGCCATATATGCGATCTTTACAATGTCGATACGGGTGTATTGGTATCCCTCTTCTACTTCGTCCATGCCGGTAATTTTACCTAGTTCTTTTTCTATATCAAGCTGTTCTGGTTTGGCCATGTTCTTGATAGCGTTTTCTTTACTATCCATTAAATTACTCCATACCCATCAAGGGTGTCATTAATCATTCTTACTATTGCTTCTCGGTCTGAGATCTCATGCAGCATCTTAAGTTTGTGTGCTCTCAGTTCTATCGGTTGCATCGCTTCCAACACTTCCATCACTGTCAACAGTTCCGGTTCCGTTATCGCTAGTTCGTTCTGTTCCGTGCTCTTTGGCAGTAGCTCTGTCATATATTTCCTTAATTTCAGTCAGTTCTTGGTATTCCTTGCGAGTGATATAGATCATCTCTTCTGCTCGTGCGGCTCTAGTCTTAGCGTCCATACTTATTTTTGTCCCAAAGTATAGCGATGCCAACAACGATCAGGAAAAGGATTACGATCCCAACTGCTAGGGAGAATCCAATCCAGATAGGCGACAGTACCCAGATCCATGGCCAGTTAATAACACCAGTTAATTTCAGTCCAACGAATAAAATTGTTAACAAACCAGTGAATCCTATTCCACTCGATGCAGATGATGATGCCGATGAGCTATAGTTTACTTGTCCCATATTAAAACCTCTTTACTTTCCAGGTATACTTAACAGTATCCTCTTCACCATTTTGTCGATCAATAAGATCCTGTGCTTCAACTACTTCAGCGATACGTTCGATCTGCTCTAGTTGATTGTTGTTGCCACCTACGATAATATTTCGTTTAGATCGTAAGGCCTTGATGATAATAGTATCTCGGATGGCAAGGACCAACTTGTCAGTTCCACCACCGATGAGTTTACGAATACCATCTGTATCTACATATAGGTCAGCACGATTGTCCACCCATAACTTTGCTGCGCTCTCACCATCTAGTGAGTTTCCTGTGTCTAATATTGTTACTCTAGGCATTATTTTTTCAAGTACTTTCCGATTGTCTCTAATCCATAGAGTACATTCTCAATTGTGCGCTTGTTCTCACCAGTAGAGGCCTTTACTAGGATAATAACCGCATCCTTAGTTAGTTTGGTTCCATTGATATAAGTCATAGCTGATTCTATCTTCTTAACCTCATCGGCTATGTCGTTGAAATAAGTTACTTCAATCTTAGGCATTTTTCAATTTCCATTCTTCGTAAATTTTCTTTAGCTGAAGCGCTCTCTTTTCGTCAACAAAGCTTTCGTCTGGTAACACCATCAATCGGCTTTGAACCCAGGTAACAATTCCTGGTCTAGTTTCTGATTGCACCCTTACTTCGTTATTAGAGATGACCTCCAGGACTACTCCAACCTTTAGGTATTTGTGATGACCGGAGGCTGCTGCCTGTACTACGAACTGACCGGGTAGGATTTCTTTTCCCGCAAAATCAGTTGCCATTATAGGTACGCATTACACAGCAAGAATGCTGTTAATCCGGTATCGATAACCGTAAAGATGTACCAACCTACTGTAAATTTCTTATCCGCTCTTTCCTTACCAATAAAGGCAGGTCCGATCAAGAACACTAATGCGAAGCTGAATATCGCCCACAATGTGTATGCTACTGCTATAAATTCCATGCTATTCCTTTTCTTATAATATAATTTCTACACCCGGATTATCTTTGTCGATAACAAACTCGAACTCAATCTTATTAATGTACTTCTGTGAGTCGTCTGGCAATATACCGGCTTTAACCAATCCATCGAGACAGGTCTTGGCTACCATTGCTGATACGTTATCTATATCCCTGCGAGTGTTCTGTTCGTGTACGATGAACTTTATACCTATAGGGTATTCCTTGTCCATCCAGCCATCGTCTGGAATGTCTTCCCTCTGGGCTACGACACTTACTAGCTCTGTCCATTCTTTCTTCATCTTAGCCCCGAGGAATCTATTACGCCGTTCAGCATTAATATATTCATTCAGGCTAGGGAACTTTGCGCCTATCCATATATTCATGTGGGTAGTAGTGCCAATCCGATTATTATTAGTATTCCTATTACAAATAGAATATGAGGGTAAATAACCTTTTCCTCTACTCCGTAGTATTTGTTAAGGGGTGTTTCGATGAACCTTGTGGGGTCCGGCTCCAGCGATTTATTCGCCATAAAAGTATCCTATCGTTTATCTGATTTAATCAGGCTTACGCGTGTCTGACCCATTCGTAGGAAAGTATCCGTCCTAAAGGTGAGATCGTCTGCCTGGTCTGCAATTAACTGGGTACTATTATACAACTCAAAGGCATCATTAATCAAGGGTTTATACTCTTTTGCCGCTTCTACCTTAGCTCTTGCTTCACTTTTACCGACAGGGTTGTCTTGTGAATACAGTAATGTAAGTCTTGCTATAAGAACTTCACGCTCTTTTTTCAGATCATCCACTACTCGTTTCATATCTCTAGCGATAGCTTTAGCTGTTGCGGCATTCTGACCGAGGGCTGAGTTGTTACGCGCTATTGAAAGCAACGTAACACTCAGAGTCTCATCATTAGAATTGTCAGATGCCTCAGTAGCCTCTGTTTGTCCTGTCCATATCTTACCCTTTAGAGATTCAATATTTTCCTGTACTTTATTTAAGTCTAGTTCTGGCATCTTATTCTCCTAATTAAAAAGGAATATCGGCGAGGTTGATAGGTGCATCATCTTTAAAATCTTCTGGTAACAATACTGTATCTCCGGGTTTTTCACCATGTTCAGCAAGTAGATCTGATAGATCGCCGTCAGCTGATGTAGGTGCTGCCTTTTCGATAAGTACAGCTGATAGACTTGCTGATGTAGCCTTACCAAACTTGTTATCATAGGCAAATGCCTGTGCAACAACTGAAACCGTAGCACCGTAGCCTAGGTTCTGTTCTGTTAGTCCGTTAAGACCAGCAAATTTAGTGTAGTCGTTGATACGGAATGCGTACTGAAGCGTCTTATTTCCATCTTTTTCATATTCTTTAAAGTTAGCAACACCGGGATTGTTTTTACCGATCTTGTTTGCTTTTACCCATTCAGAAATCTGGTCCTGTACTGATTGGTCAGTTGCATCAATAGTGATGCTCTTGCCGAATCCTTCATCTTCTAGGTTAGCGAATACTACTTTTAATCCGCTTAGTTTGATTTTAGGGTCTACTGCTTCGCTCATAATTATTTATTCCTTTACTTATTTCTTGTTGTTCTTATTGACTTGACCTGTGTACACGATGATACCCAGTGCTGCTAGTCCAAATCCACCCTGTAGGCTTCCGAGGATACCATCAGCTACTGGCGTAAGATCGATATCGCCACGAAGTGTTAGCGCGGTAAAGAAAGATACGACAATGAATCCTGCCCACATAGCTGTGGTGAAAAGAGCCTTTGTTGTATTCCAAATGTTCTTAGTATCTATGTTTAGCTTCTTCATAATTCTCCTTTCTTCCCCGACTTATTCTTTAATGCGGAGATCAGTTACGTCAATATTTAATTTGTCTGCAATTTCTTTAAGCGTGTATTCTTTGGCTGTCGTCTCTTTTTTCCAACCGTCACCCAGCAATTCTGCTTCATTGGCATATGCGTGAATCTCTAGGTCATCGGAATCTTGTGTGACAACGATACCATCGGGCAGTACGTGTAAGACTTCTTTTGTGTACCTAGCGTCGTCTGCTTCAAGTACATCGCCTCTGGACAGTCCGCTAAGAAGCTTCACTCGCGAACCAAATATACCCGCAGTATTACCTGAGTCATTTTCAATTTCAAGTAACCCGTTCTCAGTAGTACTATAAGAATCTCTTACACCAATAACCTTCGCTTTGTCACCAATCTTGAATGATCCATAATTCTGCACAAGTTCAACTATATCACCTACCTTGAAGTTACTCATATTATTCCTTGATCCTTAGTTCCTTAACATCGATACCGAATTTGTCAGCAATCTCTTCAAGGGTTACTTCTGTTTGTTCTGACTCTGCATCTTTAAGTTTGTAGCCAGAATTTTCTAGCTCCGTCTTACTGAGCCAAACGGCGGTACTATCACTATCATCTTCAATGAAACCGAACATATCACCAATTTTACCCTGGAAAACCAAATCATCTTTGTATGAGTTATCACTCACCAATACATCACCTTGTTGTAAATTATCCATACTCTTCTTATATTCCTTTACTAATTTTAATTCGCTATCATACCAGGTTTGTCCCGGGTGAGAATTGGCTGGATTTTCACCCATAGCCTTAACATGATATCCTGAATCAGTAACCTCTATAATCTCAGCGGTTCTACCGCGACTCAGGACTTGTCCGCCTCTCGTTCCAGTAACAATATCACCAACTTTGAATTTACTCACGCTTTTCTCCTCTAATAATGTTAATAAGCTATTATTAAATACTCCACCAAATCCTTCTGAAAATTGCACACGATAGTCACCATCATTGTAATCTTTATCGATTACCGCAACACGACCATTACCTTGATTCATACCCGAAATAGATGAACCGTTTACAACAACTTTATCACCAACTTTGAATTTACTCACTATAATGCCTCCTTAATATCAATTACTTCACTGCTATAAGTTACCCATCCATCAACTGTTAGGTGGAAGATATCCAAACCTTGTACGATATAGCCGGCTTCTTTAGCAATCTCTGCTTCAAAGCTTAGCTGTAGCCAGTACTTAGATAGCTGATTAGCTGGCATTGCTTCAAATGGTGCTAACATCTTTTCCTTAGCGAGGACATCGAAGTTAGTCTTGTAGTCCTGAATGCGGATAATCTTCTTTTCTCGGTTAACAAACTTAACTCGGTCAACTTCTGCGATACGTGCATTCTTTTCGTCGATGATTTGTACTTCATATTCAGCATCCTCATTGATACGCCTACTATCAAATCCGGGTTTATGAACATCATCCCCATTAAAGAAATCTTCTACGATCTTCTTGATGTGTGGCTGATCAGTAAGCGCCTTGTTGATACCCTCTTTGGCACCAGTCTTTGCACCCATCTCGTGGTGTCGTCCGTATAGTTCGATGCCTGCGTGTACTGCCTTGCCGAACAATGTCGATACGTCACCCTTGAGTGACCAGATAGCTTGGTGCAGTTCTTCTGTTCCGCCGTAGGCTTTAGCCATCTTAGGAAGGATGAAGTGGGCTGGGAACGGTTCTACAAACTTACTTGCAAATCGTGATGCACTTAGGTAACGACGACCATCAGCTGTCCAGAAATGGTGCCATTGGTCTTTGTAGGCAACTCCGCCTGTCATAGGACTCTCAACTTTTTCTAGTTCAACCGGCATAGGTGACTTAGCTTCTAGCTCTCGTCCCTCCTCTGCATACTTCTGGCTGATGCCAACGATGTGTTCCAGTGCTGTCTTCTTAGCACCTTCAACATCATCGTCAACCTCTACTGTAATTGATGGCTGTAGATTCGCATACTGTGCAGTAGGAATCGTAGCTGTCAATGTAATTGATGTTACTTTGTTTGGCATTAGAGGATACCGTTTGTCTTTTCTTCGATAGCTCCATACACTTCTTTGACATCGTAGGCTGCTGCCGAGATGTCCATAATGTCTAGTAGCTCACCATCGTTTGAGATGTAAATAACAATACGATCTGCTTTACCTGATTCAAGAACAGGTGCTGATTTATACAATACACTTTGCAATTCACGGTCCCCTGGATCATCAAAGATCTCGTCGAACGCAATTGAATCTTCTCCTTTGAACAATTCTACTTGGATGTCGTACATTTCTTATACCCTTTCTTATTTATACTCTCAGTATAGCACACATTGCGTTAATAGTCAATAACATTATTCACTTGGACCACCATCATATTTATACACAGTGGCTAATAGTTTTTCAACCGCTTCATCTATGATAGTATTGTAGTCCCTGGACCCTGAACCTATGAAATCCTCACCAGAGATTTCTCCGTCAGTATAGACGGACTTAACAACTTCTTCAAATTCTTCTTTCATACAGTTCCTTTATTGATTAGTTTTCATCGGTCGGTTATCCACAACCTCTACATCCAACCCCATACCTGTTTGCTGAGGCAATTGCGCCTTGGCCCAAGCTTCATGATCTATATCTTTGAGCGTAAACACTTCATCATTAAGCTTGATTGTCTTGAAATTTGGGATAAACATTGTTATTCTCGCCAGATAGAGCGACTGGTCTTCTGTAAGATCCAGTACCCTACCGTCTTTTAGGAAAATCTTTCCCATTACCAAAGGTCCTCGCTATACAATGTTTTATGGTCCCTTGATACCTGGCCAGCTTCTACTGCAATATCCCTAGATTGTTCACGATTCCAAAATTCACCGTTTAAGTCGATAAATCCCTGCTCGTGTTGCTCTACGTAATCATTATCCATGTCAGTTATGAATTTTGTAATAACCATATCTCTTATAATATTACCATGTCGAGTTCCCGTAAATACTACGCCGTTCTTTTCTATAGCAGCAGCAACGATCCTGTTCATTACTTCTCTTCATCCGACATCTGTGCCAACTCATGTAGCGAGATGTCTGTTCCTAGTAGTTGGTTGCGGTAAGTGTTCATCTTTAACAGTGCATCAGCACCAATGCGAATGATGTTGTCTGGTAGATTGATAGGCTTACGTTGTCGTAATGCCTTATCCATCCAGTGCTCAGCTGTAGCGCCCTGTAGTTCTTTTGTATTCTTATTCATTAGTACATCCCATAAGCAAGCGCTAATACGTGCGACTTGCCAGTTACTTTAATTTCTGTGATCTCCCACTCATCCATATTAGGTGACATTAAGTCAGGGTAGATCTTCATGAACGCTTTTACGGCATCTTCTGCTTCAACTACGGCAACAATATGATCGTCACCGGCAACTCCAAAGTAGGGCCGATCTTCATCCCTGAATGAAAACTTATGCTTTAGTAACCATAGTTTCATCCGAGGTAACTCTTCTCCATCATTCCTGATGCTTTTAATTCTCGTAGTAGCCCAATCTCTAATACTGGTGCTATTTTCTCGTCAAATTCTTCAATAGTGTAGAATGCAAATTGATTCCAGCTATCTTCTTTACGGCTATACATAAGAGTAGCTATTCCTGTAACGTCCTTATCTTCATTCTGCGCCAGAGCTTCAGAGGTAAGATTTCTAATTTTCGATTTTACTGCAGAAGATGAACTGAATATCAACTCATTGTTTTTGTTGTCAAAAAGCTTAACGGTGATAGGTACTCTAATCGTTTGTGCGCCCATTATGCGTTTACCCCAGGAGAATCAATTACCTTAATCCATAGGGGATGGGATTTAATGTCACGAGGTGTCTCTATTTCAGGAAATGATAGAATCCAAACTGTACCCTGGTTGTCTAGGCCATAAATATTATGACTTCTTGATGTTATCTGTATAATTTGAACCATTAAGTTGTCTCCATTAGTTTCTCTAATTGTTCACGCTCTGATACCTGCATAGATAGTTCAAACAAGAAGTGACCAAACAACCTTGCTCGCTCCTCTTCTTGCCTACCTTGCAAAACTCCATCACGTTCTGCTTTCTTATACTGCAGCGCCTTGGCTCGCACCTGATCTTCTGTCATCTCTGTGACGGAGTGGATACGAATACTATCAGTGTATAGCATGTGTGGATCAAACTCAGCACTCATTATAAAACCTCTCCATTTACTCTTTGATCATTTTGGAATGTCGCATCTCGATGGTTTTTGTAGTCTTGGTAACGACCAGGCTCCATGTATACAGACATATCCGCCTCCACCTCCCTTGCCGCCTGTTCACAGTCTTGTTCGATAAGGTGCATGACCATATCAATTACACGTACATCTTCAAATACATCTTCGCCTTCGTACTCGAGTGCTTCAAGTTTAGCCCGTAGGCTCTCTTGCTCTGGGTGTGTGTTGGTGTCGGGCATTAGTTAGTCTCCAGTGTCTCTTCTAGTCCAGTTCCATTCATAGCGATCTCCTTATTTATTATACCCTTATCCTATATTCACACAGACCCCCTTTTTGATTTGCCAATGATCAACCGGCAGTCGGGTCGAAACGGCGGTAATTACTCCTGTGTTTCTTTAAGGGAGGAACCCCGTGTTAATATACGATAATTCAGTTCACAATGTCGGCAACGAGATATAGCGAATTTACCACAGGCTACCTATTAACTACTTTCTGCAGTTGTTCATTAATAGGGCACCGCTACTTACTCTTCATTTAGTCATTTATCCTGTGCCCAGGAAGTTCAGACACTCACTGCCAACATTGTAAATTGAATTGTAAAAGTTCTTGGTGTAGGCTGGAGTGTCACTGGCTCCTTGCGCTGTTTTTATCGGCCGGCGCTTTGACCATATACTTCGCTAAAAGCTTTTCAGTGTTTTTTACCTACGAGTGCCGGGCAAGCCGAACTTAATCGATACAATTCCCGACACTATAGATAAGGTATCGGTCGAACTCGTCGAATGCCTTGTGGCAATATGACCGATAGCAATCCTTATCTGTATTCAATATAGCACACTTTGTTCTAAAAGTCAATCACTTTTTATACTGCTGTTGAATACTTCCATAGTCTCTCAGCTTCTTGTTCTGTACATAGTTCGACGTCACTAGGACGCTCGCTGTTAATCTGCTCAACTCTACGAAACGCGATATAAATACCACCATTATCTGTACGATCCAGTGAGTAATAACTTGGATGCCTAGCATAGTATCCCTCATATTCTTTACTACTTACCAATTTCTTGACCCAGTTAGTAACAACGAGCCCTTCGTTATCGATCAGTGGTCCAGAAGTAAGCTCAGCTCCCGTACCAGCCATAAGTGACTTAATATCACTATCTTCTTTTTGAGTAGTAGGCTCTACGTTGTTAATGGAACTATAGAGATAAGGGATGCCATTGATGACAAACCTATCTCCTCGCTCTTTCTCATCCTGGATAAGCTTTTCGTTAAGGAACTTTCCCTGTGCTTCAGAGATTATCAGTTCCTGTTCGTTAAAGTCTTTCCATTTAATCCGCCACTTGTAACTCATAATACGGCTTCGATCGATTCTTTAAAGGTGTCATCAGTAGATAACCAATTCGACACAGCAAATATAAGTAGAAAAATCGATACTAAAATTAAAGCTGGGATAATAACAGGCAAACCAATTACCACTAATGTAATTTTTACTATCTTTTTAGTTACTGACGCCATCTAATCCTTCTCCTGCCAGCCCCGGACGACTTCAGTTAGGATGTCGGGGCCTTTATACGTACCGCTTGGATCTGTTGACTCCTGCTCAAGCATACTCGCAAACCAATAGCCCAGTCCGACTGGCATATTTGCACGACCCACTACGTGATTTTCATCTTTACGTTGCCAGACACCTTGTTCGTCCTTGTACCAGATAGAACCCTTAGGCAACCAGTCACTGATTTCATAATTCAATCTATAATATTTCACTTCGTTCCCTATCTCGTGCTATTTGCACGGCTTTATGTACTTCTGGTATTGTCATTGCGCCTTCACCAACTGCACTGGCTACCCGTTTGACCGAGTTAGCTCGTATATCACCCGATGCAAAGACACCTCGCATTGATGTTTCATGGTCAAATGGCTTGCGACCACAACTATTCTCAAACTCTTTCACTGCCGATCGTTTAAGATCTCGTCCAGTAAGTAAGAATCCATGATCGTCACGTTCTATGATACCTTCCATCCAGTTAGTGAGTGGAATAGCTCCGATAAGGATGAATATATTATCCATATCAAAGCCTTCTGTGTATATTTTATCCTTAATGTATACTTGTGTCAACCTATCACTACCAGCTACGTCAGTAATCTCACTATTATAGTGGATAGTTACGTTATCGGCTGCCTCTAGGCGTTCAATAAGGTAGTGACTCATCTTGTCTTCGATAGTATCACCACGAACAATCAGTCTCACTGTTGAATCCGGGTATTGTGATAGATGCATAGCAGCTTGACCGGCTGAGTTAGCTCCACCAACTACCGCAAAATGCTTACCTCGGTACTTAGTACTGACACTTGGTGATCCATAAGAGATACCGCGACCAAGATACTTAGCAACACTCGGTACATTTAGGCGACGATATTGTACGCCCATGGCAAGCACTACTGATCGAGTGTCAACATACATACCAGAATCATCTAAGACTCTAATACGGTCTTCTTCTCGTTCCAGTCCACATACTCGTGCCGGTGCCATGAACTCAACGTCAAATTTATATGTCTGGTCCAACATGCGCTGAGTTAAATCACGACCAGTTACACCATCGGGGAAGCCGGCATAGTTCTCAATCATGGTAGATGTTGAGGCTTGCCCACCAAAGTCAGTGTTCATATCCATTACTAGGGTTTTTAATCCCTCACTTGCAGCATTTACTGCAGCGGATAGACCTGCTGGCCCTGATCCGACAATCACAACATCATACATAACCGTTCACCCCTTTTGTTTTAAATTATTCTTCTACGCGGTCAAGTGGTTCGATAGATTGTAGACGTTCACTCACTTCAGCAAGGTCGTATACCAATCCATTAATCACAACAGTTTCAACTTCATCGCTTTCCTGTTCGTTAGCAACAACTTCAAAATCTTCTGCTGCCGACAATACAGATAATGCATCAGTAAACTCTTCGCCATTATTGTCAACATATGTGACAACAGGTTCAATTACAACCTTAGTAACTTTACCACCCAATGTAACTTCTCCGTCGAGTATAGTAAATTCAATCTCATCACCAACTTTTACCGAAGATTCTAACTCTAGGTCGTCAGCAGAGAAGTCTTCTGTCTCGCCAAACTCGAACTCAACACCATAGGGAAAATTGATAGCAACGGATGATACATATTTAATGCGACCGACTTTACCAACTAAACCTTGATCAAGACTACTATCAATTGTTCCATCATAATAGGTATTTCGTAGCACCCTAACTCTGTCACCAACTTTAAACGTCTTCACTTCTTTTTCCTCCTCTACTAATGTTAAATGATCGCCAAATACGATGTAGTATGTTTCTTCAAAGTAATAATTGCCACCAAACACTGAGCCTTCTGGACCCATTAGTACTGTAACAATTTCGCTACCCGTGTCTTGAATGATTCTATCGTGAAATGCTGCTGACTCAGAAATCTTAACTCGATCACCTTTTTTGAATACTGAACTTGTTGTTTCTAAACACATAATATATTCTCCTACTTTAAATTATCTAAATTATCAACTTTGGATGGCTGTGGTTGGTTCCGTCTATAGAAGTCAACTAGCTTCCCCCATTTAAAATGTAACTCTTTTAGTGATGTAATGCTAGGCGAGAATGGTTTGCCCCTCATTGCTTCAATAGCTATGATGGCACCAAGCACCTTTTCTTTTGTGTAGTCCTTAATCAAGAACTTTGCATATCTTCGCTGTTCATCTACTGGTCGAAGCTTTACATCCAGCACTTGCTCAAATGTTTGCATTACCTCGATGATGTCAGCATTGGGGATGTCTGCTATTTTTGTGACAGGTAGTACAATTTCAGCACCTGATCTTGCAACTTGAATATTAGCTTTACCAGCCAGGCTAACAGTTTTATCAGTCCTATCAAAAACCACTCTGTCACCCTTTTTGATGTCTTCGGACGCTGTGTAGACCTCATCCATTCGCTACCGATCTACGCATTAACATATAGTACATTTCCATAGCATCCTTTCTTTTATACTCTCATCATAGCACACTCACACCCATAAGTCAATAAGACTATTGATGAAAGTTATCCACTACTATATGATACTAACATATGAATAGCATAGAACTCTCAGAGGGATCGGTAAAGACAATCTTAGGCGACAAAGCCACAGTAACGCACGTTCAAGATGAACACGGCGCTGTTATTACTATCCACCCAAACGGCGTTAGTATCGCATCGTTACTAGGTCGCAATGGTTCAACCATAGATGCACTACGCACACTGGCAAAGGTCGTTGGTATAGACGGCAAGCACAGAATTAAGATCCAAATACAGGAGCACGACAATGGCACTACGGAAGATCGACACACAGACAGAAGTTAGAATCGTTGCCCTTATTGCTAGGGGTGATCCTTATTCTAGTATCGTTGATACACTCGCACAAGAGGGCATTTCTCTTAGTATGTCAGCTATCACTGATATTAAGCAGCGTAACACCGCAGCTCTGGAGCAGATCAAGACCTCACTAGTGGTGCATGAGACATCTAAGGCAACTAAGATCTTAGACAAGGCTCGCAAACAACTAGAGGAAAAGCTAGACAACAAAGAACTAGCAGCCAAAGAGATTGCCGAAGTAAAACAGATGTATGATGACGGACTTATTGACTTTGCTGACTACGCTACTCAGAAGCGACACATTGAACAGATGAACAACATATCTATTAAAGACCTTACTACCGTATCTAAAGAGATGTTTAACCAGTCACAGATCGAAGCCGGCCGACCAACCTCTATCGCTACTAACCCAGAAGAGAACAAGAAAAATTTAATGGTTCTATTACAAGCTATCCACGACAAAGACGAAGTCGGTATGCTTAATAGTATATTCCCAGATGCTTAGCCTCACTCAGTTTAAGAAAAACATATTCCCTCTATTCAAGATCATGCTTAAAACCGGCATGGTCTTTGAGATTGTATACAAAGGCACCGTCTATGATGTCCACGTACAGCAAACTAAGAAGACTCCTCAAACCACAAGAGCAAAGAAAGCCCGGAAGGACATTGTGACCCTCCAGGCTTTAGATGTTGTGCCCTGTAATCTATGTGAATCAATACGCGTAGCTGGCATATGTATGAATAAAGAATGTCCTAGTAATCTATCTGTTTCTTAACCACTTATAAAAGTCAAACATACTTAGCGTGTCCCAGCTAACACCCTTATTGTCACTGAAAAATTCCCATAACAACGAGGTAATATCTCTGGCGGTCTGTTCGTTAATCTCATCCCCTGGATCATAGCTATCATATCCATAATCTTCTGCATAGCTCACGGTTTACCCCCTGATATGATTATAGTGTTGCCTCCGCGACCATTAGCCGGAACAAAACCAATCATATCATCAACGACTATAATTTCGTCTCCATTAAATGTTATTGCCTTCATTATAGTAATCCGCCTTTCACTCCTCTTGCGAGGTTTAAAATTATCGCCTCATTAATTCCCTTAACGTGATCGTAAGTTGTTTTCATAGCATCTAACACCTGTTTTGCCTGTTTCTTCGACAGTTCAGGATCTAGTTGCATGATGTACTGGTATGTGTAATTGATACGAAGGTAGTCAGGTAGTACCCTTATATCATGTTGACGACCCTCGTGTCTTACTTGTATGGCCGGCAACTACCTAGCTGCCTTGTACACTTTAATAACCTGGTCGCGGTCATCCATCTTAACGATACAGGCATTACTGCCATCTTCGTATTGGATAACATGACAGTTAGCCTCTTTATATCCTGATAAGATGGGCTTATTCTCTAGCACTAGCCATAATGCCACAATAGATACGACAATAGCGATCAATGATGCGCCTAGCTCTGGTGTGATTAGTTCTTTATTGCGCTTGGTCATTCTGTCGGTTCTCCCCGTCAATTATTTTACCCTCTGCCGCCATGTCCTCATCGAACAACTCTTGTGATTCTTCGTCCCTATTCATCCTATTCGACTCCAATACTTTCTTAATAGTTTTATATAGTGTCTTGTCTATACGTACATCCACACCCTTGATGGTCATGTAGTACCAGAATACATAGCCGTTCGGGAACCTCTTTAGCTTTACTATACCGGCGTTTATATTCTCAACCGGTACACCCTTTAGGTTAGCCATCTCTATACCTCCACCGACGTTAATGCATTAATATCTTTAGTGATTAACACATATGTGTCCCGGAACAAATCCAGTAAGCGCTTAGCCTTGTCCTTGCGCCGTTCACTCATACGATCAATTTCTGTGACTACCGGACTAGAGTGCATATCTCCACCGGCATAACCGACGTAGACACCGAACTGATCAGGTATATCTTCGGTTGGATAGACTAGATCGCTGTCTACGTAGATCCATTCCTCGCGATTCATTATGCTATAGTGTATGTCCTCAAGGTCTATTGCTATGCCCTCTTGCATCCATAAACTTGATACTAATTCTTGCAATCGAGATGTAGTAATATCTGATATTTCGATGCTATCCATTATTCTAATATTTCCTTAATCTTTTTTAGTTCTTCGGGAACGATTACCATCCACATAGTTTCACCGTGCTCACTGGTGATCTTTAGCTTATAGGACAGGGCCTCGCCCAGTTTATTGATCTGCGATTCTACAAATGTATCCATTATATAAACTCCACTGTATTGTTTGGGTAAGTTAACATAACGCTATCTTGTAAATACATGTCACGTAGTTCAATAGCTATATCGTGCATAATCGACCTTACGAACACCTGATCCTCAATAGCTAACTCAATCTTAAATGATACCTCTGACTCACCTTTCCAGTATCCTTGTACTTGATAGATAGTAAACCCGTCTATACCTCTAGCTTTCAGTACACCGGCTACCACCTTTGGATAGTCATTGATATTATCCACGTTCTGTTGTTCGGTGAATACCTTTTGTACCGGTGTGGCATTGATTATGTATAGCTTCATACTATCTATTTTCCCGTTCTTTGATTAGTTCTTTAAGTTCTTTGAGTGTGTCGGCCTCGATGTGTAGCACCTGATAGGTATTGCCGTCATCCGTGAACGCTTCCCAGATATAGCCGCGTTCGTTGCCTGGATTATCCCAGGTCATCTTACCGTGGTACTTGATCGCCCATCCCATATAGTATGAGTGTGGTTCAAAGTTTAATGATAGTGACATAATCTTTTTCCCCCTTATGCATTAGATGCGATTGATAATGCTGCCATAATGACCAATAATACTGTAACCTCTAGGGTTGCCTTGCACCATTTAATCAGGGCTTTCTTATTGTACTGGCGCTTTGTTTCTTTATTGTAGTAGTTTACGTACATGTTTGTGTTAGTCTTTCGTTAATTATATTCTTAGTAGAATAGAATTGTGGTTAGTGGTTTTACTTTACTGTTTCGGTCTGGGTTGTAGCTTTCGGTGTATACCTTTGCTACGCTTGATGTCTTGATCTGCTTAACTGTAATCTTTTTAACCATAATATCTTTGCCCCTATTCGTGTTACTTATTTAGATGTATAAGCTTGGTGACTGTTACTGCTCTATGTTGTGGTGCAGTGGTTGTCTTTGCTTATGTATTAATAATAGCACGGATCAGCTCATAATGCAATAGATTTTATAAAGATTATGCTAAGTTGGATAAGTACTCATCTTTTAAGCTAAAACGTGTTATTTTAATCTCCACCCCTATTGATCTGCGGCAGAATGGAAATAACGACGCATCCTAAGGCCCTGTAAGGCAGTTTGAATACATGAGTTGATAGTAAGGTCATCTTTTATTTGAAATAAACAAAAAAGCCCCGAAGGGCTTTAATGCTATTTATGGTTGATCGTTGTTATCTACCTTCACTCTATTGTCTCTTAGTGCTTGTCGCACTGCCTCTTGTTTCTGTTCGTCTAGTTCATTCCATACAATGCTTAGTACTTTGTTGAGTGCTTCCGTTTTAACTGTAGCTTGTGATTGATTGATATAAGGTTGAGTCATGGTTTCATACTCCTCATTTATATTTACTTATCCATTCACGGCCGTACTCTTACACTAGCATATTGTCCTTGGTGGATCAATAATCTGAGCGATCAACGCATTGCTATTTCTTTTTAAGGTTTAGTCTTTCTAGCACGATGGCGATGATCAGTAGACCAATTCCAATCAATGCGAGACTGATACTTATTGAATCAAGTGATGTGAACATAACTTGGCTCCTTTTATACTGTTAGTGTTTGTGCGATCAGCAACCCCAGACTTACGGATCCAATGACGATGATAATAAATGCGATGTAGATAGCGATACGTGTTGCGACTTGTATGATACTCATAGTGAGCAGTCACTGTTCCAGGTTGCTTTGATGCGTTGTAGTTCAGTTGTTAACCAGATCATTATGATTGCATCTCTTTAATCTTATCTTTTGTAAGGTTGATGACCTCATCTGACGTAACCATGCCGGCTAGTTTGACATAAGCCTGTAGTAAGCTTACATTCTCATCTTGCATGATGTCTATAATCATATCGGATAACTCTTTACGGTGGCGCTTTACTGTTAGTTGGTTATTGTGACTCATAGTGTTATTGGCTCCATGTTGCAGTTAGTTGGTTAGATAGACGCTCTTCACTAAATACACCACTAATGGCGAGTAGCTCTGATGCGCTTTCTATTGCTTGATTGTGTAGCTGTGTTCGTGTGCGGTTTGTCATAATGCTGTGCCCCTTTGTTTAATGTCCTACCCTTATACTATCACACTCACGCTAACATTGCAATAACAATTCTCGCATTGTATTATATAATCGCCGAAGAAAAGGGAGATCCTTTCAGACAACAGGGGTATGAGTGTCATTATTACGTAGAGTAGTATAGAACTATTACTATTATTATATAAGCATATATAGATGTAGTTATAATGGTCCTTTATTATAGGTGATATTATAAGCTTTGATATTGATATACGGGTCGTATCGTTGACTTACGTATGGTTTTGTTGGTAATAGCATTAATACAACAACGCACCCAATCTACCAATAACCCCTTAAAACACACCAATATGATCAATACCGCTGAATATCGACCTCACCTAAGGCCATATAAGGCCCATCAAAGAACATAGATGACTATACTATCAGCCTTCACGTGAATGGCTAACGTCGCACAATATAGCCCAACACTAGCCCAACGGGGGTAGCATGTACACATAGGCTCATACACCCATATAGCCTTATGTATTATTGTATAAGTCTTTATCTTTCTTTATTTGTTTTTTATTGTTTAATAGTTTTAATTGTGTTGTTATTGTATGATCATCCATCAGACCCCTATAGCACCCGGATGGTGAAGATTATATGTACCGGGGGTGGGGTATTAGTCTAAGCCCTCATACGTCCATAAAAAATATTCCACAAGAACATGCAAAGAATCCTTGCTAGTTCTCCATAAAAATATATTTCCCTCTGGTACCCAAAAAAATTACAGAGGTCCCACAAATATTGTAAAAGAAAAGGGTTGACATTTAAAACACGGTGTGCTATGATGAATATAACTCTTGGACCGTCCCTATGTATGGCTTCCAGGTAAGAGTATAAACTGTCCTGGTAAATGCATTCAGCGTTTTAGGCTATCGTAAAGCTCGTATTGCACTAATCTGTTCTACTCCGTGAACCCCTGTACTTTAATAAACATACCATCATAAGATAATCGATTCTTTAGCTCCGCTATTAGCATCGCTCGCCCTTTGATTAGGTATTACTTGATTGATTAACGGTCCCGCTGTTACACGTAAGAAAATCGGGACTACTTTGAGTACTAAAAAATAAGTGAGAATACTATTGACAAATGAAATAGCCTGTGCTAAGATGTAAGTATAGAGACGGTCCTAAAACTCTCTTGAACTTATACACTCGGGTGGTCAAGTTCACAATAAGAATATACAGAACCCTCGTAGCGAACGCCTTGGGTTCTTTTCTTTTCCTAGACCATTGAATATGTATATACCTTTTGCTATGATATCAGAAGAATTAAAAGAAAGGTACGAAATGATTAAGAAACTTAAATTACTCTGGTTGATCCGGAATCTATCAAAGTCTATGGCATTCAGCCCTAGCGCTGCAGGTGCTAATGTACTCGACATCCTGTACATGGAGATCGAGGAAACACTCGGTGTAGAAACTAACGACGAACCAGAAGACGAAGAAGAGGAGATGGGATTCCATGGTTAAGAAATCAGCCCCAAAGAACAAGAAACTTATTTATATCCACAAGGATGTATTGCCATTACTATCACAAGAGAAGAATGCTTCTAAGCTAGTTAATGAACTACTGAAGGCTCACTATACTAATGTACCTGCCGGTATTGATTTGCCAGCTTCTCATTTAAACGATGAACCATCAGTTTTCTTTGAAGACTTCGTAGTTCCGGCAGGCTCTCTCGGAATCTCTGATCCTATTAAGGGTACTGGACTTACTGAGTATGCACCGGGTGGAGTAATACAATCTAACTCGATAGCTACGGTAATTGACGAAGCAGCACTCGATCTTGCTATAGAGAAGGCGACGGCAACTCAGGCACCGCCGACTGTCACTAAATCTGAAACTTCTGAAGGGCTGATTGACGGCAGAATCGAAACTACCGAACAGCAACTCGTCGATGGACGTATTGCAGGTGGTGATCAAACTGACGGAGCCGTCTGGAACTAGTATGGATATTGAACTAATGCCAATTTACCCAGAAGAAGAATAGATGGACATTGAAGCTGCAGCAGTACAAGCAAAAGAAGCTGCACTTGATGAGATCGCAGAACGGGCCAAGACTGACCTGTTCTATCTTGTTAAGTACATCCTTGCACCTAACCCTGATCTAATTACAGAAGGAACCCACCGGGATCTTACTGAGATCACAAAGCCTTTGCTACCTGGCTTCACTCCCGGTACGCCTGTTAACTTCACCCCAAAGACTCGCTACAATAACGGCAAGAAAGACGAAGTATTATCTGATCAATTCGATGAGATGCGAAAGCAAGTGCTCATTCTTATGCCTCGTGGTACGTTTAAGAGTTCAATCATTACTATTGGATTTACTTTGCAGTATTTATTAAACGATCCTAATGCTCGTATTCTTATTGACTCCGAGACTTACGGAAAAGCTAAGAACTTCCTCGCGGAGATTAAAGGACACCTAGATTCTAATGTCAAATTCAGAGCAATTTTCAAACATATCTACGGAGTCTTTCCTGATGACACAAGAAAAGATCCTTCAGTCAGGTGGACCGATGCGCAAGTTGATCTTGCTAGCAGGACTATTAAGCGAAAAGAACCAAGTATTATGTGTTCAGGTGTTGACCGATCGATTAACGGGATGCACTTCGATCTCATTATCGAAGACGACCTTCACTCAGAGAAGAATGTTACAAACAAAGACCAAATTGAACAGGTAATCGCTCACCGTCGCCTGGCACTTTCGCTACTCGACCCAGGCATGCCGCGTATTACTATTGGAACTCGTTGGGACTTCATGGATGCCTACTCAGATATCCTTAAGAACAAAAGACAATCATATAATATTCTAGTTAGAAAAGCAATAGAAGATAACGATGAGTTATTATTCCCTGAGCGTCTTACTAAAGAGTTCCTGGATCAGCAACGTCGTGAGCAGGGAAGCTACATCTTTAGCTGTCAGTACATGAACAACCCCGTTGATGACGAGACTGCCACCTTCAAGCACACCTACTTCAAGTACATTGACTGGGAAGAGATTGAGAGCAAGCCTATTAACTGGTTCCTGGCGATTGACCCCTCAAATGAAGGGCCTTACTCTGACTATGCGGCATTTGTTCTAGCTGGCATCGACTCGGAGCATAATTTATATGTCCGAGAGGTCTACCATAACAAGATGAAGTATTCTGATATTATTACTCTGATGTTCGACTGGTACCAGCGTTACACCCCGAGAGGTATGGCACTAGAGACAGTTGCAACTCAGAAGAATATAGAGTATATGTTAATAGATGAACAAAAGCGCAGAGGCGTATGGCTACCGATGAAAATCATCAAGAGCCGATCCACTGCGAAAGAAGATCGTATCCGTTCACTGGCACCTTATTACGAGTACGGAAGAGTATTCCACGTTAAGGATCGTAACCAAATGGAAGATCTTGAATACGAACTGACTCACTTCCCTAAAGGTGAGAACGATGATCTGATCGATGCACTGGCGACAATCCTAGAGATTGCAACACCACCAAGCGGACGAAACACAAACAGACACAAAAGAGACAAAGATGACACCAATAGAATATCCGATAAACCAAGAAGCTTAGTTACAGGAATATAATGATAAACAACCCACAAAACAACGGCGACTTTTATAAGCCTAAGAACAAAGCTGAACGTGAGGCTCGTCGAAGGGTCTTTGAGCGCTTTGAAGCCATGCGCGATGACCAGATTCGTAAAGAAGCTGAAGAGCAATGGGAACGTGCTGATAAACAATTTATGCAGTGGCAACCAGAACGCGAATATGGCGACTGGCGATCTCACATTACTTTACCGGACGCTTTTGGTGCAGTTCAGTCTCACATGCAGGAAACTATCGACCGTCGTGGTCGCCCTTACCTTGAACAGGTAGATGCCTCTGACTACATCCGTGAGTCATTCTCTAACCATATCTTTAACTTCTCTATGGACCGTACAGGATTTGATCTTGAACAGTTCAAGGCTAAACAGGCTGCCGCTATTCGTGGTACTGCTTGGGTTGCAGAACGCTACCGCCTAGAGAAGCGTGAAGTACGTGATCTCGATTCTATCGATGATGATGGCAAGATGAAGTACACGAAGCGTGAAATTATTGATGCTGACGATACCTATACTGAGTATGTCGAGAACGATATGCTTTACTGGGACCCAGCAGCTACACACGAGTCTCGTGCCCGTGACGCCGTAGAGCGTGAAGTTATCGATTGGGATGAGTTCCAACGTGTCTACAAGATGCGTCCAGACTTTATGAACATCGATAAGGTTCCAAAAGCCGGCAACATTACCGAGAAGGTTCTGTTCTTTAAGAAGGCCGAAGATATGTCAGACAACGACGTTGAGGTTCTTCACTACTACAACCGTGCGACTGATAGCTACGACGTTCTTGCGAACAACGTACTTATTCGTATGGCTCCGATTCCTTACAAGCACAAGGAAATTCCTTTTGCTGTATACCGACACTATATGCTTCTTGGCCGTATGTACGGTATGGGTATTCCAGAAGTCATCTACTCACTCTCAGAAGAGCGTGTATCGCTTCGTCGCCTACAGCTAGATAAGCAACACCTCCAGGTTGACAAGATGTTCCTCGTTAACGACCTCGTTGACATTGATGAAGAAGAAGCTAGAGTTCGTCCTCACGGATTCATGTATGTTAATACTAACGGTGTTCCTATTAACCAGGTAATTCAATCTGTTGAATACGGCGACACTCCAATGAGTTACTACCGATCAGAAGAGCAGCTGCTCGATGATATGCGCCGTGCTCACGGTATTAGTGACGAGCTGCAGCAAGTAAGTGGTGGTACAGCAACACAGGCTGCCATCGCTAAGGAACAGGCCCAAAAGCGTATTAACATGATCAACATCCTTGCTGACATGGATACACTTATCCGTATCGGACGAATGAAGTGGAGTAATATCCAGTTCTTCTACCCTGCGGCTCGTATCGAAAAGATTACGACCGACAAGGGAACTAAGACTAAGAAATCATACCGCAAGATCCGTATCAAGGGTGCTGAGTATGAAATCGAACAGGCTGAAGGCGGTTCAAAGTTAGTATCGAATAAGATCGATGGTAACAGCGGATTTACACTCGACCGTAAGATGGCTAAGTTCATGGAAGGTGACTACGAAGTTACTATGAATGCAGACGCATCTCCAGTACTAAGTCGTCCACTACAACAAGCTAAGATTACAGAAATGCTCGGTGCATTATCGGGTAACGCTATCATGGCCGCACAAGTTGATCCACAAAAGGCAGCAGCTCGCTACCTACGTGTATTCGGTGAAGACCCTAACGACTGGTTGGTCGGTAATGGTTGGACTGATGATCAATGGAAGCAACTTGCTCGTGATGAAAATCAAGTTATGTCAAGCGGTATTCCACTTCTTCCAACTGATGGTGCAACACAAGCCCACACAGAAGAGCACTTGAACTTCATGGATACTACAGGCTACATGGATCTTCCACAAGCTATCCAGGATATCATCGCTAAACACACATTCGGTGAAGCCGAAAAACAAGGCGCAATTCCAGGTGGAGCTGCCGAAGGAGCCACCCCTAATGGAGAGATCCCTGCTACTCAAGTAGCCGATCTGGAACCTGCCACCCCTAATGGAGCAGAGGCTCAGGACGTTAACCGCGACCAAATGGGCCTCTAGCTTCCGCTAGACCGTTGAAAATAATAGATAATATAAGATAGGATATACATAGTATGGAACAAGCATCAAAGGGTACGTCAACCGTATACCGACAACTTACAAGCAAAGAAAAAGAAACACTCGCGATGTTAGACGGAACTCCAGTAATGGAAGTTCTTATCAAAGCGATTCAACTCTATCAACAAGATAAAGCTAAAATATCGATGGCACTAGCCATGGACTTCAATAGCATTCTGGTAAATAGAGGCGAAATTCAAGGCTCACGATGGATTATTGATCTTGTTGACTATACGGTCGCTAAGAAGGAAACAGCTATCCAAGCCAAAGCAGCCATTGCTGAGTTAGAGAAGAGTAAATAAACCACTAACTACTTAATTGCCGTTGAGTAGCTATAATTTATTTAACACGAGGGAAACTGGACCGCAAATCCAGACCAGATAGGACAAATACATATGGCAGATCCAGTAAACGCCGAAGCCGAAGAAGTAATCGACGATGTCGAAGAGCAAGTAGAAACTCCTAATGGAGAAGACGAAAACCAAGACGACGAAGAGAACATTGAGGAAGCGGAAGCTGATGATCAGGAACAAGAAGAATCTGAAGAAGAGGAATCTGAATCTGAAGAAGATGAAGATAAACCAGAACCTGAAGAGGAATCGAAGTTTACAAAAAGGTTTACGCAGATCAAAGGTGATACACCTGAAGAATACGCAGTAAATCTGGAAGAAGCATATCGCAACTCTTCGACTGAAGGACAGCGCAATGCGAAGGAACTCAAGGACGCAAAAGCAGAACTAGATAAGATTGGTGCAGTAATTGCAAACAATCCTGAACTAGCAAAGCAATTGAATGACGCACTTGACGGAACTCCAGCGCCGAAACAGAAAGAAGATCCAGCAATTGTTTATGCTCGTGAAGAGATGAAGAAGAAACTGGACGGTGAATACAATGCATTCACAGAAGTTCACCCAGAAATGGTTACAGACGAAGCACTACGAGAAGAGGTCCTTACGGAACTTGGTATCCTAGCAGACGTTTATGCCGCTAAGGGTAAAACACTGGGAATGGAAGAAGGCCTTAAAAAAGCTTGGATTTCACTTGGTCACGATGCAGCCGACGCCGCTGAAGAAAAGATCACAAAAGCAAAAGGCATCGCTGCCACTCCTGCAACTCCAGGTAAAGCTAAGAAGGCTAAAACTTCTAACGGCTTAACCGACGATCAGATCGCATTAGCGAAACGATACGGACTTACACCAGAGCAGCTTGCCGCAAACAAGTAAATAAGAAAGAAATAAAAACTATGCCAGAACTAATTGGCCAAGCAACAACCGGTTTTGCAGGAGTTACTAAAGAGTATCCTGTAGCCAATGGTGTTACTGTCTCAGACGGCGATTTCGTTTACCTTACTGCTGGACGCGTTACTAACGCATCTATCGATGGTAAGACCCTACTCGGAATTGTTCACGGAAGTAACAGCCAAGATCCTTCAAATGTCACAGCAAGTCTATCGACTACTGGTGACGCTGCAGGTGTCGCAAAGGTCCTCGTACACGTAGACCCTAACTCTAAGTTCCTCGTCACTAGCGACCAAGTTGGTACAACTCTCGCTGCATCAGACGTCGGACAAAACTTCGATGTAACAGGTGCCACTGGTGCCCAGGTCCTAGACACAAGTACACGAAGCGCAACTACTGGAACACTTGAAGTAATCCAATTCGGATTCAAGGGTGATCTAACTAAAGCAGTTGTTATCATCAACGAACACAAATACAAGGTAAACGCTTAATATGGCTGGATTAAATACACGACCCCAATGGCCTATCTTGCTAGATCCTACTTTCCGTAGCATCTACAACATGACCGAAAAAGAGATTCCTTCAGAGATCTCAAACATCTTTGAAGTAGAATCAACAAGCAAGGCTTACGTTAAAGATACATCAGTATCTGGCCTTGGTAAAATGCTGCAAAAAGCTGAAGGTGATACTATTGTTTACACTAGTCCTATCTCTGGCTACCCAGTAATTTACACACCTAAGACATTCGCACTCGGTGAAGCAGTTTCTTACGAACTCTACAGCGACGACGAAACAGGTATCATCAAGAAAGCCCCAGCTCGTCTAGCTAAGGCTCGTATGCACACACGCGAACAATTCGCATCAGACCTATTGAACTTCGGTTTCACATACGGTGGTGGTGGTGAAACACTGTTCAACGGTGGTGACGGACAAGCATTGTTCTCAACTGCTCACCCTCGTAAAGATGGTGGTGCTGTACAGAGTAACTACACTACGGCTGCTCTTTCTGAAGATGCACTCGAAGCTGGTATGCTCGCAATGCGTCGTACACTTGACCAACGTGGTGAAAAGGTAGCAGTCCGTGCGACTCACCTGATCGTTCCACCTGAACTCGAAAAAGAAGCTCGTATTCTTCTCGACAGTCAACTTCGTACAGGTACAGCTAACAACGACGTGAACCCTTACAAGGGCCGCCTACAAATCGTTGTTTGGGACTACCTTGCAAGTACAACTGCATGGTTCCTTATCGATGCTTCACAGAACCCTCTTAAATGGGTTAACCGTGAATACAAAGGCCTCGAAGGTCCTGAGTATGACTTCGATACTAAGAGCGCTAAATGGTCAGTTGTTGACCGCTTCACAGTTGGTTTCTCTGACTGGCGCGGTATCTACGGATCAACTGGAACTAACGCCTAGTTAGTCAGTTCGCTAAAAATGAATTACGACCTCCAGTTGATCTGGGGGTCGTTTTCTTGTAGACCGTTGATAATTTTAATCTCAACACCTATAATGTCACACAGAATCAATAAACCAGGCTATCATGCCTAGAAGAATACAATATGCCATATCTAAAAAATCAAACAGTTCGCCCTATTCGCGGTACAATCGGTGCCGGAGTATCAACTGGTAAAAAGGGTTTAATCTCTTACGCACTATCAAATGTTGACCTCGGCGTTCCTGCTGCCGGTACAGCTACTGCTATTGCAGCTCCTATTACATCAAGCGGTACTGGTGCAACTAGCTCTAACTTGAACTACGTTCTCCCAACTCCTCGTAATATCAGCATTACCGCTGGTGGTACAGCCGCTTCTATTGTTGCAACTGCAGTTGTAGTTACCGGTAAGAACATTGAAGGTAAAACTATCACAGAAAGCCTTACTCCTACAGCAGCTACTGCTGGTACGACTACTGGAACAAAAGTCTTCCACACAGTCACTGGTATCACTATTCCTACGCAGGGTGGTGCTGGTGCAACATTCTCAATCGGTGTTGGTAACAACTTCGGTATTAACACCCGTAACCTTTCAGTTACTCAGGTTCGTTTAGTTAAGAAACTCGTATCAACTGGTGTAGAATCACTCGTTGCTCCTGCAACCACTAACTTCAGCACTACTGTTGTTGAAGACAACTGGGTTACTCTCGACGCGACAGCTAACGGTTTAAACCAATACAACCTATACGCATTCAACTACAACTGGCAACTAAACCCAGTCAACGACAACCCTAACTACGGACTCTAGTAATGCCTGTACGTAGCAATAACTACTGGCTACAGGAAATCGCTAACGGTACTGTAATAAAAAGCAACAACTCCTGGCTGAAACAATTGGCCGGGGGTGCTGCTAATGAAACGAAGTCCAACAACGAGTGGCTGCGTGACATTGCTAATGGTGCTGGTATTCATAGTGACAACTATTGGTTAAAGCAAATTGCCGGCTTAGGTGCTAGTACTGAGACTCATTCAGATAACTATTATCTCGAATATATCAGCACAAATAACTTAATACCATAAACTACTTGACAAACAACAACTGCTAATGTTACTATAGAAAGGCAATAGATGGCACTACCTTATGTTACGCATCCTGGATTTGGTAAGACATCTCCGCTTGATGCAGTAAAAGAATATATCGATGAAGCTACTTTGGCTGCTCTATATGGATTAGCGCCTGGCGAATACCTGGTTGGGATTGAATACTCTCCTAATGAGATTCACCTCAACCCTCGCCCGGACGGTAAATATATAGACATCAAGAAAGAACTTGGGGATAATATCTTCAACATTAAACTGGATTATCCAGTAAATTATAAAAAGCATAGACGAGAAAGAGAACAGCACATTTTATGATACTCACAGTAGTTGTCCCATTCCTGCAAAAGGCACAATGGGAAAGCATAGACAAAGAATTAGACGGAATCGACTACGAAATAATCCCCCTCAAAGATGAGGCTAAAGCACTAGAAGTAGCATCTGGTGCTTTTATCGTTTTCCTCGAAGCAGACTCAGGGTTTGCTTCAGGCAGCCTAAGAAGCTCATTAGACGTATACTTACAGAGGCCAAGTTACAGAAAACTCGCGATGGTGGCAACACCCGTAGATTATGACGAACTGGCTGGACGATACGGATATTCCTACGACAACGACGTAGCACTTGAAGCAATTGACGATAGCGGTGATGAATCTTACCCTGTATCGATTGGACACTTTTACGGATCTATCATTCGAGTAAGCGCACTGAAAAAATACGCAATTAATTTTAAGCGTGGAACCCTATATAAGACAGTTATACTGTCGGATAAGTTCTGGTCAAACGGACTACGGATCGAGTTTAATCCACTATCAACCTATTATGCTCCAGAAAATCATGATAACAGGAATAACGAACCTTATAAGATTAAATCAAATTCAGAATCACTTAAAGTATGGCATCGAGAGTTTATTCTATAGACCCTTGAATGAAACGACTCTACCCCCTATAATGTGGGGTAGTTTTAAATTAGAAAGAAATAAATAATCATGCCAGCAACAGTACAAATCCGCCGTTGGACAGGGGCTACCCCAACCAAGACAGATATCACGAGTATCAATACTCGACTACAAGCCGACGATACTCACACTACTGCCGGTACAACAAGCCCTATTCTTATTCCTGCTTCAGGAACTAACTATTCTTACTGGGCTACCACAGCTCTTTACGTATCAGCCATTACCAGTGGTACAGTAAACAACATTAAATGGTACACAGACGGCGCTAACTCACTCGGTACGGGTGTTGGTCTTTTGGTATCAGGTGCAGCCTCTACCTATACTCAGGCAACAGGTACAACAGGAACAACTGGTACGGTTCTAAACAACACCAACTACCCAGGTGTCGGTACTCCAGTGTCTGCATTTACTTACACTTCAGGTTCTCCACTAGCCATCACGGGTAGTACAACTTCAGCTGCTGACGTTGGTACACTTGTTGTTCTCCAAATCACTGTAGATAATACAGCCGGACAGGGTGCTTCTGCTACAGAAACAATCACTTGGCAGTACGACGACACATCAGTCTAAAATAACTTACAATCTAACCCAATACAATGGGAAAAAGGAATACAATCCACATGGCAAAATACAACTGGAAAGCTCAATACGAAGACGGAACAGGTTTATTTCAGGTACACTCAGACGGCACGACAAATGCCTATGAGGATATCGATAGAAGTAAGCTCTCCGTTTTTAGTCTGTTCAAAGAAGACGGTACTCCTGTGCTAGATGTTATCTTTGATAACGACGGAGAAAAGCTTGTCTGGACCCGTCGAGTTAAAATGACTTTGGGTGAAGAGCCTGAAGTATTCCATATCATCGGTAAGAAGGGTGAGTTTGTTTCTGCTGTTCTTGAGAACGGCCGCATCATTACTCGCCACAACTTTGTTAACGACGGCTTATTCTATGAGGTTGTTCAGTAATGTCTAACTTTAAAGATCTTGGTGTTGCGACAGTATTGACTGCGCCTTCTCCTGCTACCACAGGTACGACCATCGTACTTACCAGTGGCCACGGTGCAAGGCTTCCTGCTATATTCCCATTCCCCGTTACCGCAGCACCACCTAATCAAATCCCCTCTGTTGCCAACTCAGAGTTTCTTTTGGTTACGAACCGAGTATCTGATACACTTACTGTTGTACGTGCTCAGGCCCACGGTTTAACCACAAGTACTGCGCAATCTATTGCGGCTGGTTGGATTATCTCTAACGCTATCTATAGTGATGACTTATTCACATCATCTATTAATAACGCTACGGTTCTTACTGGTACGCCAAACGGTGTATTAACTACATTCACTATCGCTACTCCTCCAACCATGGCATGGGTATTTAAGAACGGTGTATTTATGCAACCAGGTGCTGGTAATGATTATACATTATCTGGCAATACATTCACTTTTGCAACAGCCCCAGCTACAGGTGCTAAGCTTATTGCTATTCCTATCGTAGGAAATCAGGTAATGATTAGTGGATCGAGTGCCCCAGTAATGAACCAACGCCCAATCGGTTTAGTCAACGGATCTAATACTACATATACGGTTCCTGGAGGATCCTATGTCGGCGGTACTCTTGAGTTTATATCTAATGGACTTGTTAGTAAGAGGGATGTTCACTATACCGAGACAAGTCCTGGTACGGGTACGTTTACTGTGTCTGATGCGCCCCTTACAGGTGACGATCTTATCGTAAACTTCCTTGTAGTCAATAGTGTATTCGGTAATGCCGCTACTGTGGGTGGTTACTTGGCTGCGCCTACACCTACGGCAAATACGATTCCAGTACTTGATAGCAATGCAAGGCTGCCTCTTTTGGCAAATAACCCTGTGGCAATTTTCAGAAGTACTGCCGGACAAGTTATACCCAATGCCAGTCCTACGACCCTTGCCTTTAGTAACGCTCAAGAAGTTAGTGATCCGCTTGGGTGGCATGATGGAACAACATCACCGACTCGAGTCGTTCCGGGTGTTGCGGGTACCTATATGGTTACTGGGTCAAGTCAGTGGAACGATAACACAGGGGGAGCTTACAGGGGGTTATTCATCTTGGTTAATGGAGCGACGATCTTCTCTAATCACACCACCAAGGATAGTGCCGGCCGGGCGTACCACAATATATCGTGGCCTGTAACAATCGCGAATGCTACGGATTATATTGAGTTAAGCTGTATTCACGATGCTGGGGGAAGCCTTACATTAACAAGCTATATGATGACAGTAGAGAGAAAGGTGTGATGAAAATAACAAACAAATCAAAATTATTCTGCCCAGAAGGCAATAGGGGTTAATCATGGCTAAACAAAGAATAAACAACTCACAACAAAATAATCCTTACCTTACCGCCACGAATACAGGAACTGCCGGGGGTACTTGGTATTATCAAAATGTGGGTGGTATGAAAAAAGCGATTATTACGACAGGCAACCTTGCGTCAAGTGCCTCTGGTGGACAGAACTATACGTTCATTCCCCCATCTGGTTTTTTTACCACAGTACTAGCTGCGAATGCAGTGGGAGTAAATCAGACTATAGCAGGTGAGCAGTATGTAAATATTTCAAACACCCCCAGTCCGACACTTGTTGGTGTGAGGTCTCTAGCTCCGAGTTCTGCAACCCAAGCTATATCTTTGATATTGGAAGGCGTTTAATCATGCCAGAAACTAAAGTATCAGCAGATGAACTACTGTCAGGCCAGGTGCGTATGCGCCAGGGTGGAGATCCTAACGACTTCACCGTTCCAGGTACTAACAACTATACCGAAGAGCGCAAAAATATGCAAAGCTTCTTTGGTTCTGCGCTAAGTACTAGTGGTACTGTCACCGTAACCTTCCCCCAGCCTTTTGATACACCGCCATTTGTTATGGGCGGTATTCTTGGAAGTACACTTGGTACTTCTTCAATTAAGTCTATTAGTACAACCGGATTTACCTTTCAGGCGAATAACCTTTTAGGTGTTCTTAGCCCTAACTTAACCGTACTCTGGTACGCTGTAGGACGACGGCCAACGTCGTAGTGTAGTACGACATGGCATTAGCATTTGTACAATCAGCCTCGGCAATAGCCCAGCCAGCTACTGTAAATATGACCTCACCAACTGTGGTGGGGAATATTCTAATTCTTACTACAAATGTTACGCCAACGGATTCTAACTGGATACGAAGTAGTCCCATCCCAGGCTATGGTGTCCTGTATTATAGACTGGTAACGTCCTCTAGTTCTAGCTATACCATCGTCGATGTAAACGGAAATAATGTTATTGCCAATATTAGGGAGTTTTCTGGGGTTGACACAGCGAACCCCGTAGACAGATTATGGGCAAATACTAGCGCATCAAGTGCAAGTTCGGTTACTACTAACGCAGCCACGGATACCACCTCTGTTGGTTCCATTATCGTTGCTGGAGGTGTTGATAATTCCGTCGGTGGAGTAGGTGGATCTAGCGGTGCCAGCTTTAATAATGGAATAAATCTTAATCAAAGCGTCCTCTTTGGAAGTATTGTTAGTGCATATGGTGTGTTCAGTTCGATTGGAACTTATAATATCACCCTCACCCCAGGCAATCCTCCTCGCGACCTAAACCTAAGTGCTATCGCTATTCGTGAACTTGTAGTTACGCCACTGGCTAAGCCCATCGTTCACTCGGTAGACACGAACCTTCGTGTGCAACCGGATACGACTACTTACAGCTTCGTCTATCCCGGTGGTTGGGGTATGGGATATGTTGGTCAAGACTATGGTGGACTTGGATCGACTCCATTTACCTTCTCTTACCCTAAGACCCATACTATCGATACGTTCAAGAAAAAACGCTACACCCGTACTCATACTATCGATACGTTCAAGCGTAAATCACGAACAGTCACCCACACTCTTGATACTTTCAAGAAAAAGACAAATAGCCGTACTCACACCATTGATACGATTATTAAGCGTCGTATTCCTATACTTCATACCGTAGATACGATCTTAAAGAAGTCTGCGACCAAGACCCATACGTTAGATACGTTCCTATTAAATCGATCTACCCGTACCCATAGCATTGATACGCTTCTTCGTAAGTCGTATGTTAAAACACATACTATTGATACCCTGTTTAAGGCTGTTCGTATTCGTACTCACACGCTTGATACGTATATGTATAAACCCGGAGCTAATAAGTTCCACACTATCGACACGCTCTTACGAAAGACTCGATCACTTACTCATACCATCGATACCGTACTGTCTAGGCGATTTACTCGCACTCATACAGTAGATACATTCCTGAAGAAACGAGTTCTAAAGACTCACACTATTAACTCGATCTTTAAGAAGCAGTATACTCGTACTCATACGCTAGATACATTCTTACTAAAGCGATTGACGAAGTCACACACCATCGATACGATCCTAAAAACTGGAATGAGTCGTAACCATACACTAGATACATTCCTAAAGAAACGATTTACTCGTACACACACTATCGATGTTGTCCTGAAGAAGATCAATCTCCGTACTCACACGATTAGCACAGTTCTCCGAAAGAGCTTTACTCGCACACATACGATCGATACATTCATTAAGCGTGGCGGTATTCGTACCCATACAATTGATGCAGTATTCTGGAAGCGAGCTACTAAAACTCACACCATCGATACGGTCCTGTTTAAGCCGAAATCAGTATCACACACCATCGATACGGTGTTACGATTCAGTCAAGGCGACCAACCAATAATCAACACCTTACAGGATAAGGTAATTGCAAATATAGTTGAAGAACGCGTAGTTGTTCAGGTTTCGAGTGAAAAGCCGAAATTCTCATCTCCCGACTATAATTCTCCCGTAGAATTGATTATTAGCGACAAGCCTCGATTTAAGTAGACCATTGTAATAAACCCCTGAAAGTTGTTAAATTAGTACAATATGAAAATCAGTATCCACAATCCCCTCACCGACAATCTTGAGATGTCCTACATCACAGCAGCCTACCAGCCAGGGGTTACTGCTATTAAAGTTCGTAACAATGAAAAGTTTGTTAACGGACGTAAGGTGATGATCGGATTCCCTGGGTTTGAACGTACTGAAGTTGTTACGATTAGTGGCGCTGTTACTCCGGGACAGAATCTCACCATCACTGCGACTAAATTTGCTCACGATGCTGACGACCCTATCTTTGTACTTAAATGGGACCAGATGAAACTCTACCGCTCTACGAGTGGTTTTGATGGTTCTTACAATATTATTGGTGCAGCCTTTGATATTGACTTCGACAACGAGAGTCTTCTCACTATCTACGATGATACTGCCGGCTTAACATCTTACTTCTACAAAGCCTCTTATTGGGATAGTATTAGTTCACTTGAATCAGACTTAACTGATCCTATTGCTGGTAGCGGCTATCCAATTGGTTCTGTTGGTCGTTTAGTCAACGACTTCTTCGAGAGTGTCAACGATACTACTCAGCAAAACATGAGTGTGCAAGAAGCCATTTCCACACTTAACGAAGTGAACAGTGATTTGATCACCCAGTCACGACGTCCTTTCCGATTCCTACGCGCAAGCAAACCACTTGACATTGAACAGGATAATAACCGGATCGAAGTACCAGATGATTTCTGGAAGCTTGATCGTATTAGCTACAACTACAATGATGGGATCGAAGACCGTACCGACCTTTACCGCGTTATTACAATGGCTGAGATGGAATACACCGCATACAACAACCTCGCTGATCGTAGCGACGGGCTTCTTTACCTTGCTTACGACGACACCGAAAATAATATTGTCATGTTCCCAACTCCAGTTACGTCGCAAGCCGACCGAGTGCTATTGTACTACTACAAAAACTTTGATGAAATCAAGTCAATGAGTCAACTGCTTGAAACTCCTAACGATCGTATCTACAAGATGTACTTATACGGACGCTACTTCCGTAAACGTGCCCTTAAAGAGCCTAGCTTTGTTGGTATTTCTGACCGTTACTTAAATGATTACACCTCAGAAGTTGTTAAGCTTCAACGCGCTAACCGAATTGATGTTGGAACACCTACTGGATTCCGACCAGATACCGGTCATTCGCGAGGATTGAGGCGCTACTAATATGCCCTCAACTAATATTGCAGATGTCAGTGGTGGTATTCAATCTGCTACAAACTGGAAGTTAAGACAAGCTAAAGAAGTGGAAGACGCTATGAACGTAAGGTTCGGCAAGAAGATCGGCTCAGCAGTACGTCGAGATGGACACACACTATTTAAAGACACGACTGGTACAACCGCTCGTGGCTTCTTTAAGGCTCAATTCAAAGAAGAAGAGATCTGGTTTCTAGCTGGTCATAATGATGCTGGTACACAAACTGTCGTTAAGGCATATCGCACACTAACAGATACCTTTGAAGATGTTATTACGACGCTTCCTATTAATACAAACGTACAATTTTACTTTCACCTAAACGAAGTCTATATGGCCGGTATAACCGACGCTGGTGTGAGAATTACACCTTACAATATTAGAATTGTGTCTGGTGTTCTAACGCCCTCTACAACTCGTAACCTTATCGGTGCTCCAAAAGCGGCATACGTATCAGGACGAGGTGGTAAGTTATACCTTATGAACGTCGAAGTCAACGGCGTTGTTTACCCTGATCGAATTTATGAATCTTCACCACCAATGGGTGCAGTCACATACATTCAAGCCACGCAAACCCTGTACTCATCTAACGGAACAACTCTAAATGCCAGTGACTCCGATGTTACATCTGGTAACCTTCGTCTCGATTCAACCCGTTATGTCAAGGCTGGTATGGCTGTTGATATTTACGCAGCAGGCACATCCACGAAACTATATGACTGGACTATTCTTTCAGTTAACAACGCGAAAGATACCGTTACAATAAACCCAGGAACTGTCAACGTAGGAACTGTTGCTTTGAGTGGTTCTACGGTCAATACAACCACTGACGTTATTACCGTTCCGACAAACAGCTGGATGGTTACAGGAACACCTATTACTATTACTTCTCCAACTCCTCCTGCGCCATTAGTGACAGGAACCACGTATTATGTTATAAACTTAACTAGTACAACCATTAAGCTTGCACTAACTGCAGCCAACGCTACGGCCGGCACCGCGATTGACCTTACGACCACTGGATCAGGAACCGCCTACTTTAGTGCTCGTTACACCGTATCTGATAATGATGAAGTCTGGCTAGATGGACGAAAGACAGAACTATCTGTACTCTGGAACACAGACTATCGAACAGAACAAACAGCTGACTACCTCCAGGTTCCTTCTGGTTCAGCTGCAGATACTGCCGTTATTGGTTGGTATAACTCTAATAACCGCCTAGGTGTTTTCACTAAGACATCAACTATGGACTATGACGGCGCTAACTTTAAACCTGTATTTGAGGATATCGGTGCAGTCAGTCACAACGCTATCGTCAATACCCTTGAATGGGTCATCTGGGTTGACTCAGATGCTAATGTACACGCCCGTGACTCTACAAGTGGTGCTCATGAAGTTATATCTCGCGGTATGCGAAATGGATTCTTCGACTCTATTGCCTCAGCAGATCTAAGTAAGATCACCGCCGGTATGGTTAACGGTCTTCTAAAGATTAACGTCGGAACTGTCAACGGCGAATTAACTCGCTACATCTACGACTTCGACCTCAACAACTGGTCACGCGACGTATACACTCGCAACTTACGATTTACCATCAATAGCCGACTTAGTGGCAAGAACCGTATGTATGCACTTACCGACACTCAGACTATCTACCTAGAAGATGAAGGAAACACCGATGCAGGTGACGTCATTCCTTTTATGATTCAATATGGTCAACGTGACTACGGTGTATCATTTAAGAAGTCACTTAAAGGTATGTTTATTGGTGGATCATCTGTTACTGGTGCTACCGTAAAGGTTGCTCGTCCACCCAAGAATGTAAAGACTGAATGGGTCGATATCGGACAGCTTACTGATCCAATCAGCAAGCTTGCCGTTGGTGATACCAAAGGTATGGAAGATTATAACTTTAATATTCGTATTAGCCACGCTTCCGAAGGAGAGGCTCAATCGATCGATTTCGTAGATACCCATTACGAACAACAGGAGAGTACTTTCGGTGGATAGAAAACCTTACGACTACACAGACTCAGGACTCAACGGCTTTCTTAGCCGAAGAATCAGACGACCAGACGCAGTAACGCTTAACGGCCTAAGTAACAATTCCCCTCGTAAAGAGATGGACTTTGATCAGATGTCAACTTCAGGTACACTCGGAGATATTATCTCAGTTAATGGTATTAAGCTTGATGGGCCAAATCGCCGTATCGCTATTACGGACGAACTTGGAGTTGAAGTAGGTTGGATTGGTAACATCGGTGACTGAGTACGGAATAACTATTAGCGGTAGCGGTGTCCCTATTGAAAGGGCCTCCGACTACCAACGCATTCTTGATAGTCGTTGGAAAACGGCTTCTATTGTCATGAGTGTTCGCTTTGCGGTAGATAATTTCCAAACTCTCCCTACATTCACTAAGGTACTGGATCATAACCTAGGATATATTCCTGCGTTTGAGGCACCTTTTTTTAACACCACTTACGAGGTACAAGGAAGCCTAGCTAGTACTTATCTCTTCGTTGCAGACAACACCTCTATCTGGTTTGTTAATGAAAGTCCTGGAACCTCAGACGCCTACAAGATAGACGGATATATCAATGTATATGATATTAACATGGAGGTTGACTTTGAGTCTGAGCCAACAGGATTGGTAGCAGCCCCGAAGCGAGGTAACATTGGGGTTAAGATCGTTGGAAACGGTAAATATTCTGCACGGAATGCTAACGACTCTGATCCACTTGGATTCTCACTATCTACTGATGCTAAGGGTATCGGCATTGCTCGTATTGCAACACTTAACTCAAGAGGGGGCGTTCCGTTCACCATACCTAGTCGCGGTATCATTAAACACGGGCTTCCATACCCACCGTTGGTTAAGCTTGTTAATACCGATCCATATCTTGATAACTTTTTGGTGACAAAGAAGCCACCAAGTACTACTGGAAAGTTCTACGGCCCATTGAGGCTGTTAGGTGCAACCGGTGTGAGAGTGGAGACGGGTCAATTAGTGGTTGAAACAAGTTATGTGGACAATGACACCTATAGATATGTGATGTTTCGTGATCCAGTGGAGATTGCAGGATGAACGGCGTTAAGTTCTCAGAAGAGGGTAAGCCGGTTAGTGATGAAAAGAACGTCATATATACTAGCGATAAAGACCAGCTGAAGGTGAATATGGTAGCAAGTCCACCA